TTTATACCGGTGTCTGAAAAAGCTGGATTCCACTGCTCTTTATGTGCTGTTGAGTAATTTTCGTCATAGCCTATTCCTGTTAAAGGGCTAGGTGCATCATCCAGTGCATTATTATCTTCATCGTAATTACCCTCAAATTCTACATACTTAAAATCGCTTGTTCCGAAGTCAGAAGGGCTTGAGGTATTTGACAATGGACCTGCGGGTGTTTTACTAAATACTCCACCTCCCCAAACGCCTTGGAGGTATTTAGCTATGCTATTCTTACCCTGAAGCTCTACACCGTTAAGCCCATCTGGTATCAACGCGGGCTGTGGAATAAGGTTTACACCCGGCGCAAGAAACGATAGGTGCATGAAAAACTTACCTTGTTCTTGAGTGTAAGTTGTATCATAATTAATAGTGTTTGTGTTTGTGTTATATATACTACCAGAGCGCCACTGTCTTCCAAACTCAGTGTGAATTTGAGTTGTTGTTACTATACCTTCTAAAGAGTTTGCTAATTTTAAATCTAATGCCACTCCTGTTAACGCGTTATTACTAACTCTAGGTGAAAGGTTAAATGTGTTAGCAGAAAAGTCCCAGCCAGAATATATAGGGTTTTCATCTTCATCGAATTCTTGCTCAGGAAAGTCTGTGCTCAACCACTCTTGGGTAGTGTATACTTGACCTATACCTCTCCACCCTTCTCCAGACTCTTTAGCATACCACTCTTCGTTAACAGCAGGATTAGAAGCTATAAAGTTCATGTCGTCGATAAAAAATGTGTTACCTACGCGGCTCTCCAATGCGTCCCAATCATCGGCTGTGTCAGCCAAGCCTTCAACCACGCTCGGCGAGGTGATGTCAGTTGGCTCTGTGTCTACAGTCCCATTCACCGAGCTTGAAGTAGAGTTAACTATAAACTCAGTTTCATTAAAAATTTGCGCTACACTTCCATCGCTATGGTTTCCGTACAGCCAAGATGCTTCAGCGTCCACACCTACATAAAAGTCATCGCCTGCGTTGAGGTCTTCAATAGAGGTTAAGTATGATTCGTGTTGTATTTTCACAAAAAACTTACCACTAAAATCCTCAGCACTTCGTAAAGATCTTTTTTCAGCAGTAAACACCAAGTTAGGATCCATGTTATCCACAGTTTGGGTTATGGTATCATCAACCGCGGCTATACGAGCATCTATATTAGATATTTGTTTTGCTAACTTTAAAACGTATTGGCCGGCGTCACTAACTCTTATGCCTGATACTTTGTATCTATTTGAATGACTGCCTCCTGATTTCCAAGATATGTATATATCGTTGCTATATTTTTCTATAAGAGATTCACCATCAAGCGAAACTAAAGGAGATCCGTTGCCAGGTCCAAGCCACATAGCTTTTTGCATAAGGATTGAATTTGTCTCTTGATCTATTCTATTTGAACTTCCGTTTGTAGGAAATAAAACCTCACCTCCATTAAACGAATTACCATCATCAACATCCCCAGCTAGTACATTACCAGTGTTAGCTATAGTGCCTAAGTTGAAAAACGTATACTTAACAGCCTCGGGCGCTTCGTTACTTATATCTAATATCTTGTATTTGTTTTCGCTAGTAACTTGAGAACTTGAGCTGTCTTCTACTTTTTTTGCTATAATGTAATCATCTTCTGTAATTTTGTTTCTATCAGAAGAAGGGAAAGAAATATAGAAATGATTGTCTGGGTTTTCAAATGATGAGTGAGCAAATGGAAAGTAAGACTTATCCATGATTAAGTTGTAATACTCGCCAACTGTTGACTTTACGTAAAACTTATAGTAATCAACCCAATCAGGTAGTTCGGATTGTAAGCTACCACTTAACATCAAGGACTTACTAGCATTAAAACCCGTGCTACTAGAGAACCAATCAACCTTAATAGCTGCTTCTTTAGATGTTTGAACGGGAGTTTCTCTACCGTACTTATCCCCTAAAACAACTCCAAGTTGATACTCGCGTAAAGACTTTAAAGATTTTAACCCTCCTGAAGTAAAGTCTTGAGATTCTCTAATCTCATACCCAGCATTAACCTTAGGTTTATTACCTTCAAAGTTATAGCCGTGTTTGTAGTTTCCGTACACGAGTCTATTACCTATTATCTCTTGAGACAAGGCTGACTTAGGTACCGTATCAAACGGTCTAAGTAGTTGATTTGATGGTAAAGCCGCATGTAGGTTTTCAGACGAAATTGTATATTTACCCTTGTGTCCGGTTTCTAAATCTTCAACAAATTGAGATGATCCATTTTCAGACCAGTCTTGATCAGTGTAACGAATATTGTCAATTGAGTATATTACTGGAGAATCTTCTTGTTTGTAAAGTATATCAACTTGAACAACATCTTGTGGAATATCTGATGGTACAAAGTCATATAAATCTATAGACTTTATTAAGTTTACCATAGCCTTGTTATATGGCTCACCAGGAGAATATGCACTAGACGCACTTACTAAATCACTGTACTCTGGATTAAACACAACCTCTGTAAACGGGCCAAATGCCGAATACTCACCGTCCTTGTATTTGTATCTAAAGCAAAATCTAGGAAACACCTTTTCAAATATAGCCGAAGAAATCTCGTTCTTGGCTGTATTGATCTTTACTGTAGGTGCTATGCTTGGCTTTTTTTTAATAACCGTAACGTGCTTCTCTTCTAACAAAGTAGACGTCTGCTCCCCGTCTATATATAAATACGCGTGTTTTTGATTTGCGTGGTCTACAGCAAGATCCGGGTTTTCTTGACTCGATGCTGAGATATTTAGCTTCTTAGGCTCGCTGGTTCCGTCAGTCCAAAACAAAAAGTCATCAACTATATTGATGCCAGTTATTTGTTTGCCTGTAAAATTCAAAAAAGAACTTAAGCTTTCGTATCCTTCACCACCACTTATGTCAACCGCTATGCACTGGGATTTCCCTGTATTTTGATTAAACTCTAAAATAGCGTCTCTATCCGTGCTCTTTACAAACCAGTAAAGCTTATTTGTTCTTTCATTTGCTATACACCCTACACACAAGCTACCATCTGAAACAAGATTATTTGTAAAGCTTTTAATGTTCCCTAATAAGTTCTGAACAGTACCTGCGGCAGCATCCTCAGAAGACGTAACGTCAACGTTTTCAGCGTGCCTATACTGCCCGTTTGGAATCAGTCTCTCATCAAGGTCTTTATTCATTTTACCTTGACTGAAAGTGTTTTTAATTTCAGGCATGAATTAGTGTTTTATATGCTTAGATTGACCTCTAAGTACTTGTGTTAACTCTTCTAACTTTATATTTGATAACCTGAGTTTAGCTTTTCTAACCGCGGCAAACTTATCTTTTTTGTAGTAAGCTAATCGTCCGCCACCTACATTTGCTCTAGCACTCATCATGTCGCATAGTATGTGCTTGTACATTGCGTCTTCTGCTAACTTAGGAACTTGCATTTCACCGTCGGTTCCTAGACTATCACTTATATAATCTAAGATCACTGTTTTTCCGGAAATGTTAGATGAAAAGTGAATCTTTCCTAGCCTATCGTCTATATAAAACGACCCATTGGTCTGTGCATGGCTTGGTTCTAGTCCATATCTTTCACTGCCGATGTGGTCGTGATCTTCGTGGCTGTGATTCGCATAATGATTATTGTTGTTCTCGGCTGGCGTATTAGCCTTGTAAGTATTCCACGTTGAAGAATTTACTTCATTACCTTCTGGAGAAGTTAAATTTCCCGGGCCAATTTGAGTTTGCAACGAAACCGAAGCTACAGTTGTATTAACAAAAAGTTCACCATGCACGTTAGAATGAGTTGTCCATGGAGCAATAGATACGACAAGCGCATACACGGTTGTGTAATTACTTACATCTACTGTTACTGCTTTTTCACCAATTTCACCAGAAGTCCAGCTTTCAAAACCAATAAAATTATCTGTAGACAAGTTAGGTGATTCAGGAACACCACCAACACCAGTATTAGCTCCAATTATATCCATACTACCTGGTGACGTGCTAATACCTACTCTTACTGTTGTATTAGGTGTTGCGTGTGATACTCCACTTGCTGCGACTTGAGTACTAGCTGCGGTAGAAGTTGCTGTAGCTAGTAAGGTAACTTCGTTAAAAGCAGACACGTCTATTGGCTGCCAGCATGCTTGTGCTACACCAAATATAGGGGTAACAGTGTTTCCTTCAAAACTTGTTTTGTATCTATGAGATGCGTTTCTAAAAGTTAAAGAGCCATCTACTATTGAAACATTAGAAGTTCCAACAGTGGTAGGAACGCTTGGATTAACGTAAGCATCTGTAAACGACCAAGGACCTCCTACCTCCAAAGAAGCTTCAAAGCTAGAGTTTTGTAATAGCTCCATAGAACCACCTCCAAACGAATACTCACCACTCTCTTCTTGCTTTATTTGAAAAGGATTTGAAGTATGCTTAGTTGGGTATAAAGGGTGCTTAATACCCGCTGAGTCTGTCCATGATACTTTAGTATAGTTTACGTAGTCGTGAGGCAAAATCATTGTTAGACTTGGAGGTAAATCTATTTGCTGAGACTTAAATGACTTAAGTGTATCAAAAGATAACTCCGCTAGCGCTCTCTGTGCGTGAAAAGCAATGTCTGCTCTTTTAGCTTTAGGTATCAACTTGTCCTCTCCTATATACATAACTTGAAACTGGGTTATAATATCGTCTAGCGAAACAAATTGATAGTTCCCGTAGTCATTACCTTGATAGTACTGCTGGTGAGATGTATTGTCTAATAGCCCCATTTATTTATGATTTTTCTTGTTGTATATAAGCGCCTTCTTGTTGCCCAGCGACTTGAGTTAGGTTAGGGTCTTTTATAGCTACACCCGCAAGTTTCAGTATCTTTACAGCCAGATTTTTTTCTTCAGCCGCGTGTAACTCAAAGTGCCTCATATCTGGTCCAGAAGGATTCCATAAAGCTTTATTGTTGACGATAACGTATGTCCAGTTGGGTGGCGTCGGCTTTCTTATATAGTCTATATGCGTGCTATTATAACCTTCAGCTGGAGATCTATATATTCTGCTACCTTCGCTAGAAGTTGCTCTATAAAATATAGGTCTACTAACCGGAGGCTTAGTTAGTGCAGCTGCATGATACGTGTCGTATTCTTTTTTAGTAACTTCTTCAGCAGAACGCGAAATACCAGTTGCTGTTTCGCCATATCTTACTGCTTCTAGCTTATACAACGAGCTAGGAAGATATACTCCGCTAGCAGCATCTACAACTCTAAACAATGATATCTTTTCTTCAACAATGTCTCTTAAATCTGAAGATACTGTTTTGTTGCCTACTGGTGCTCGTAAAAATTGATTGAGATCGTAAAAGTATTGCTCAAATATTTCGTTCTGAGCATGGTTGGCAAATAAATTAAACTCCTGAGGAGTTATGTAGCCTCGTTGCTCTTTGTTAGCTAAAGCTAAAACTGTTTGATACACTCTATCTACACTTATTGCCATAATTCTTTTTTTGTAGTTTTGCAACCACCCCGAAGGGCAGTTGCATCACCATTGATTATTGATTTAATCGTTTTTCTATATTGGAGTATATCTCCATTCCTTCATCAGTCTTAAACCATGCGGCTAAGGCTGAATATGGATGTTCGTCAAAAGGTACAATCATTAGTTTTCTACCAGTAGTTCCCCAACTAAAAGTTCTTTGATCACTTGATAAGTTTATAATTCTAGCTTCAGTGGCTTTAATGCCAAAGTTTCTAAGTACTATATTTTCATCATTAACCAATTCTAACAACAGTTTAGGATTTTGCTTAGCAAATAACAATAAATCGCGTTTAAGTTCCTTAGAACTCATGTCAGACACGCTGGAACCAATTTCAGTTCGCATTACAGCCTCTGCCATATCAATATCCAATCCTTGAGCCGTTATTAAAGCTTCAACTTCATATTGCAACAAATCAAGTTCTGTCGCAGCAATTTGCTGGGGTTTATGCTCGTAAAAAAGTCTATCTTTATGAGGGTGGTATAAAGACAATAACTTTTGAAGAACCGTTTTTTCTCTAGGCACGAATAAAGCTCCGCTTCTAAAAACAATATGAGATAGTCTTTCGTCTCCCTGCATCTCATCTACAAACGGCGTGCGTTGGTTTTCGCAATACTTAAGTTCGCGTTCGTATCCCTTTTCTTCATCAAACCAATAAATATTAGACCCTTTAATCATACGTGATAAAGGCTTTCTTTTATTTGTTAAATAGTAAACCCTGTCTTTAACCTCCCAGGCGTCTTTATTTTTTGGTTCTTTTTTTACAAAAGCTTTTTTGGGTTCTGGTTGCTCCATAACCGGCGGCGCTTTTACTACCACTTCTTTTTCGATTTGAGGTTCTTCGACCTCTACTTTTTTTGTTTGCTTTTTAGCCATAATATAATATAATAAAAAATTAATATAAAACTACCCCACCCGAAGGCAGGGTAGTTTCACCAAATATAATCTTACTTCAATAACATGAAGTTGTTTGCACCCTGTGTTACTAAGCAACGCTCAGATAACATATGGATTTGCATCGCGTCAAGTGCTGACGTAGCAGCGCCTACTGAACCAGTCACCCAAGTCTTCATACGACGGTTATCAGTAGCAGAAGCTCTGAAACGCACGTGTAAGAATGGACGCTTAAGGTTCTTTCCTAGTTGCTGGTCGTAAACAGTTGAAGTACCTGCAGGAACAACAACACCACGAATAGCATTTGCTGAATCAGCTGCGTTAATACCTCCACGAGTAGCTTTGTCGTTTAAGTAACGGAAATCAGACTTGTAAAAGTCGTAAGATCCGCGACGGAAACCTGAGAAACCAAGGTTTAGAGCCATGTCTTCAGAGTTGTCGAATACTCCGTAAGAAGTACCACCAGCACCGTAAGAATTCATAGAAGCAAGCATATCGTCCATAGCTAAGCTAGTTGCACGATTTACAAACAACATGTTTTCTTCAATAGCACCTTGAGAATCAAACTCTGCTAAAATAGCGTCAAACTCAGCTAAATCAGTAGCAGCATTAACTCCTGTAATACCAGAAGAAACGTTACCACGCGACTCAATAGCAGCAAATAAACCTTCTGTACCACTTCCGCCAGTTGCCTGAGCAGCGTTGTACATAACGTTTGAAGAATCTGCAACAGAGTTTGCGTCATTTAGCTCACCTTCAAGCATAGCCATTTCTAAGTAATCAGTGAAACGAGCGCGAGTGTCTGCTTCAGCTTTTAGATACCATAGATATCCTGACTGTCCGTCTTCAGCAGCTACTTCAACCCAACCAATACGAGCAGTATCAGAACCTGATACTTCGTAGTAGTCCTTCATGATGATAGGCTTATTTGAGAAAGTCTGGAAAGAAGGCTCATTAGCACCTCTTGAATCAGTTTGCGTCGTAACAGCACCACCATTCATGTAAGAAACTCCTTTAGTGTACTCAGAACCGTAAACTAAAATAGTTGTTTTCTTAGAAGTAGCGATGTTCATTGCTGATGCAAAACCAGCCGCACCTGAATTATAAGGAGCTACGTCAATAACGTCAGCAGCAACATCAGTTACTAAACCTTTTATAGTACCACCAGCATTAGATACAATAACTGTATCGTTTACTCTAATACCATGCGATGAAGCTGTGTAAGTTGCATTTTCGTCGATGTGTCCTTCGATTGTAATCTCACCAACGCTGTCAACTCCAGAGCCTACTGACTCTACGTGTCCTGTGTATGATAAGTGTAGACGACCTTGCTCAGACCAAACCACTTGGTCAGCTGTCATCGCCTCTTCAGCTCCTACTTGAGAAAGAAAACCTGAAATTGTTCTTGGTCCGAACACTTCAGCTTCTTGCTCCATAAGATCTGGTAAATATTGTTGAGCCCACGTTTTATCTGTAGTGCCCGTAAAATCTAAATAGTTAGAAACCAGTGTCTGTTGTTTTGACGCTGGTACGCTATTTAAATTATCTCCGCCTGTAATAGCCATTGTAATTTGTTTTTAATTGTTATTTTTTATTTTTTAATTTGAACTTAAAAGAGCTTGAATCATCACCTAACACTCGAACCTTCATTCCAGAAGAAGTCGTCTCGCCATGAGATCCTCTTGGATCCATGTCAATGTTTTTCGACTTCTTAACACTGTCTTTCAGCGCGTCTGCTTTTCCTTGTTCGTAGAAGTGTTGAGCAACTGCATCGGAATTCATAGCTGTATATAATGCTTTGTGGTATCCTTTAGCGTCACTAAGCGATTTGTTTTCATCGACAAACTTTGACATGAAATTGTTTATATCACTTTGTTTTGCTTTTACCCCATCAACATCCTTAACGTTGTACCTGTATTTTTTGTCCCCGACGTTATATTCAAAACCTTTGAACTTGTCGTTAAAAAGATTATTAGTCCTTTTTTCAAAAACATCACTACTACGTTTCACAGCTTTATTAGTCTGCTCTGACTCTTTATTGTATCGGTTGAAGAAATTTATTGCTTTCTGCTGCTCACCTGTGAGTTTACTTCCAGCTTTAATCTCTTCATAGTATTTAGACTTTTGCCCGTCTAAGTAGGTCTTGGCCTCGGCAACTTGCTCTTTGAGGGCCAATTTTTTACGTTTAATATCTCTTTCATCATCCATGTCCTCGTCATACGAAAATCCATCTTCTATAAGAAAATCGATCTCGCCTGAGTCTAGATGAGGTTTAGTTCTTGTGTAGTACTCTCGCAAAGTGTCTTGATCACCTAGTGTGCTAGTGTCTCTATTAAGCTTTACGTAGTCTTCTAAATCTCCACCCGTGTCCTCCATGAAGTCCATTAACTTCTGAACGTTTTCTGGTATAGCTTTTCCTGACTCTTCATTAGCGTCAAGGGCTTCTATTACTTCTTCTTCGGTAACAACTTCCTCATCGGTAATTTCCTCGAGGGTTGGTATCTCTGTGTCAGAGACCTCTTCTTGTGCAACTTCCGCAATAACATCTTCGAGATCCGTTTGGTTGTCATCTACTGTTTCTATTGGTTTACTTAAGTCTATCTTGATAACGTCATTGTCATCTTTGCTTTCAAACTTACTTAAATCTACTTCGGGTTTTTGCTCCTCAGCAACCTCCTCAACGGTAGGTGTTTCTTGAGTCACCTCTTCGGTTACCTCTTCGTTTTTTACTTCTTCCATAATATAATATAATAGTTATTTAATATCTACTGTGCTCCATATGCCTCTAAACCGAATCCACCACCTATACTATCATTACCTGCAGATTCGAAGTTTTTAGGCGGTTTCTTGGAATTTCTTTGATCTATAAGCTCACTTTGTTGTGAGGCTTGTATTTTTGTTCTTTCGTCTTTTCTATCCTCTTTTCCCTTCTCTCTATCTTTAAGTACCTGAGACTCCATGCCCTTTAGCTTCATGTTGTACTCAAACTCTAGGGCCATTAGTTCTTTTTTAGCAGTAACCTCTTGTTGGATTTTCTGGGTATCAAACTGTGATTTAGCTTGCTCTAGTTGTATTTGAGACTGAGTTAAAGCTTGATTTTTTTGTAGTTCAACTTGCGCAGCTTGCTGTGCGGCTTGCGCGTTGGACTGAGCTTGAGCTTGGATATTTTGCATTTGTGCTTGTTTATCCGCTTCCATTTTTCTTTTGCGACGAATCTTTAAAAGCTGATTAGCTAACTTAACACTTTTTATCTCCCTTAAGTCTATAGCGTCTTCTAAGTCTATATTCTGCTGCTGCATAGCCATTTGAATATTATTCTCAAGCATAGCCTTCTCTTCGTCGTCCGGAGCTAACTCAATAAAAATACCAAAGTCATATAAGTGAAGTTCTTTCATTTCATCAAGCGTGGCTACGTTATGCGCACCAATAGCTTGAATAAATGCGTCTCTAGTGGGAGAATATTCTAGTATATCAGATATTCGCAAAGATAACTTCTCAGCTGTCTCTGAAGTTAAAAGTAATCCAGATTGTAAAATATGGCGTGTAGCTGTGTTTGAGTTAGCAGCTGCCATTTTTTGAATGCCAACTAAAGCGTTTGCGTCTGGCATACTACCATCTCTTGCCTCATTAAGACCCGTTACGTCACGGATCATTTGTAGATAGTAGTTGTAAGTCTGAATCAAAGACTGGAGCTTTGCTCCTTTACCACTAGAGTTAATCTCCTGTATAGGCACTTTCCCTGGGTTCATATCACCTTCAGACGTAAAGCTTCTACCTATAACCGAACCAGTCTGGAAGAACATATTTAGTGCCTCCTGCGGGTTGTAGTTAGTCCCATTACCTAGATCGATCTCAGCTAAACCATCTGCGTCAAGGTAAACTCCATCTGGAACCATCTTAGACATAACTTGCTGTAACTTCAGATGCGTAAGTTGAATCATGTCTGCAAATCCAGTGATTCTACTTACTAGACTCGATATCTTGCCGTTGTACATCCTAGGCGCCACGATACTGTAGTTCATTTTGATTTTGTTAAAATCACTTTTTGAGCGTATCATGTTTTTAGCTAACTCCCATTTAAGTAGCTTATCGCAACCTAAAACCATAACTCCGTCATATAGAACTTCTAGCTTCTTTGCTTCTCTTGTGTAATCACCATCCTTTTCCTTGGGTGGATTAAATCTATCTGTTTTTCTTATAGCTTTATCTCCTCCACTACCAGTTTTCTTAATCTTGTATACCTCGCTATTATAAGTCTTGTAGTTAAAATAAAGAACCTGCACTATATTCCTATCGCTAGATTGTCTACGGTTGCGGTTATCTCCCCTATTGTAATTACCTTTCTGTAGGTACTCTTCGATATCATCGTTTGTTAAATCAGGAAACTCTCTTACCAACTCATTAATAGGTATAGACTTAACTTCTCCAACATAATATATATCATCAAAGTAAGGTGAATCTGTGTGAGAGTATATTAGATTAGCAGGATCTACGTACTTAACGACAGCTCCTTCGCTTTTGTTAAACTCAGTTTTTGTAGCACCAATGCCTATAGTCGCTATATCGTAGTAAAACCTTCTCTGCGTTAAATCGTAATTATTTCCCCGAAAAACAACCTTCAGTGCTTGTTCCTCTGCTAGTTCTACAGCTTGCTTGTAATCAAGTTGCATGTGTATATTTAACTCTTCCTCAGACTTTGGAAGCTCTTCTAACTCACTAGAGCTTGTGTCCATCCCAAACTCATTCATAGCCTCTTCATTAAAGCTTTTCATCCGCATGTCCGAAAGGACATCTTCCATATACCCAGTTCTTTTGCTAACTCCATTAGGCGACTGTGAATACGCTTTAATGTCATATAGTCTTTCAGCAATACCGTTTACTACTATGTCTACAAACTTAGCTATAATAGGCACTGGGGTCCAATCTAAATTAAGATAAGACAAATCACCATTTATAGATAACTCGTCTTTATATTTCTGTATTGGTTGCTCTCCTCTAGCATATAACCTTAACTTGTGAAAGTCGTTGTTGCTGCTCTCGTATTTGTGGTTTCCTCTATCTCCATTAAACCATTCTGCGCTTATAGCCTTACCGATTTTCTCTCCATATTCCATAGAGTTTTTTTCGTCATCGTGAACGCTTTGTTTTGGAAAGTTTACATATACTGACTCAGCCATGCTTATTTAATTATCTGGGAGTTTAATCCCTTATTGTTATATCTTGATATACTCAAGCTCAAAGGTTGTTTTTCTACTTTAGCATTTGGAGCATATAAATGCCTGTTGCAAGCCATAATAGCTAGACCAGAACTTATAGATGCATCATGCTT